TATCAATCATTGGCGCGCCGCGTTTTTCACATAAAATGGCAGCCTCTGCCATAATTTCAGGCTCGCAGCCCGCAAGCTGCAGGGCAAAAGGCTTTTCATCCAGTTTATTTTCTTGCATAACGTATCAACAACAGCCGCGCCTGATCCAGCGCCATCAGTGGCAATAACTTTTACCGCGCCAGCCGCAATAGCCACGTTCGCGCCTGATCCTTGGCTGAAGGTCAGCGTGTAGGATGTGGCGTTGTCAATTATCCAAACCTTTGAGATCGTGTTAGGCCCAAGCGTGACTGTGCAAGCCTGACCACCGCCTGTGCATTTCAAATAAAGCGAACGCGCCTCATCAGCGGTGCCATCTGCCAGGGTGATTGTGTGCGTCGATGCGTTAGGGATAGCCTCGCTACCCTGGCCCAAAGCTGATGCGATATTGGTGATGGTGCCGTTTAATAAATCACCCCAAGTACCAGCGTTAGAGCCGCTCTCTTGAAGCCGCACGCGTAAATCGTTAGAAAATGTATCAGCCATGATTAATCTCTATTACGCAACTTTTTGCCAATTTGTGCTGGCGCTCGGTTGCTGGGTGTAAGTTGTGCCTATGTCTGTTTGCTCTGTCCAGCTTGTGCTGGCTCCGGGTTCGCTTTGCCACTTGATCTCGCCGTTAGCAGTGACCACGCCCTGAGCGCTGATTGCTGCAGCGCCGAACCTAATTTGCCCGCCGCCTGCCGTAATACTAGAGGCCGCGACGATAGCTGCAGCGCCAGTGAGTAATGTAGTAGCTGTAGCGCTTGCAGAGCTTGTCGCCACAATTGACGCGCTGCCAGTGGTAACTGTGACAGCCGTTGCGCTGATTGTTGAAGAAGCTGTGATGAGCGCTTGAACATTTCTGAGCCTCTGCCCTGCAGCCGTGATCGTTGATGACGCAGGTATTGCAGCGCTTGCCGTCCTAGCGCGAATGCCATCGGCAGCAACCACAGAAGAAGCACTGATAGCTGCTGCAGCTGTTGTAACCACCTGAGCAGCCGCCGCCACAGTCGATAAAGCCGTGACAGTCGCGCTGCCATCCTTATAGCTCCATTGGCCATATCTGCCAGAGCCGAAACTGCCATAATTCCAACCTTGACTCATTAGTCTAGCGTGATGTCCACGTCACCAGCTGGGAACCGAAAAACATCGCCTGTTTCAATCGTGCGGCTTGATGTCAGGTTAGACCAGCCAAGAAAATTGCCTGATGAGGCAGCGTCAAAAATGCCGACTGCAACGATAGTTCCCCAGTCGCCTGTGGCCGTTGGGAATTCAACTGCAGATGCATTGGTCGCCGCTGTGCCTGTTGTGGTGAAGCTGGCAACCTTGCGGGTGTAGCCGCTGCCTGATAATTCTGTGCCACCGCCCGCGTCAGTCGGGGCGCTAGTGAATAGGCCCAGATAAACAGCTGACGGGCTAGTGTAAGCCGTGTTGCTGAAAGCGTGAGCCAGTAATTTGTTTTCAAGAAAGTCAGAAAAGCCAGCCATAATAATTTCCTATTGGAGCGGTGCCGCTCTCATTTTCACACTGGTCTGGCCAGCTGTTCTTTGGTTTGAAATCTCTAGGTCATCGATGGCCTTCAAGTAAAGGCTAGACCAGATGGTGATTCGCTCATCGTTTTGCAAATAAGGGGCGCTTTGCATCAGCGCGCCATATAAATAAATGTCCGGGCTATAGTCGAGCAGCCAGTTGCTTGTGTTGCTGTCGCTCAGAGCCGGGATGCGCGCGTAATAAACTAGCTCCCCGGTGTAGCCGGTAGCTGTGTTGTCAGGCGCTGGAAAGACTTGGATCTCAGTGCCAACGTGGGTGTAGCGGTTAGGCGTACCAGTGGCGCTTGATCCAGACTTCAGCCCGTTAAGGGCTTCGTTGGTGAGAAACTCCATCTGCGTAACGGGGTTAGTCTCTAAAATTAAACTCACAGTCTGCAGCCAATCTGCAGGCGTAGAGGAATACTCTGAGTCGATGGTCGCTTGTGATCTGGTGACCATGTAGCGGTGTCGCACAGAGCGCTGAAACTGGGCCTCTGCTAAGGCAATAAAGTCCTTTGTTGCAGCGGCCAGATCAGTGCGATTCAACCAGTCGCTGATACTAGCTTGCAATTCACTGTAGCTAGAAATCGCCATCAGATACGCGCGTCTCTTGTACGAAACGCGCGGTTCTCTGAGTCGTTCAACCACTTAGCCAATCGCTTAGGATCGTCGGCAATACCCTTTGCTTTCAGATCGTAATAAATTGACATAGGTATGGACGCAACCTTTGACCACTCGCCATGCTTCTGGTGGCGGTCAATTTCATTACGGGCGCGCTTGTTCGCTTCAAGAATCGCAGTCACATCTTGCGAAGACGCAATAGTGATCTTGTCATCTTTCAGCGTCTCGCCAGCCTCATAAATGAAGTCGGTCTTGATGCCACTGGCGGCATCGTTAGACAGGTTGCGTTTTATTTCCATACGTTTCCTATTAGCTAGTAGATAGGTCTGCTACAACACCAAGACCAGCTTCTTGAGTAACAACCAAACCATACTCGGCCAAAGTCAGATACTTTTGAGCATCGCCGGTCTTTGCCAACTCAGTCGCTTGGATAGGTCTTAGCGTAGCTACCTCTACCAGATCGGGGTCAATCACATATGCGTCACGCGCTCTACTCTTAGTAGACGGAACAATTGCAACTGAGCCGAAGTCGGATAAATACACGTCAGCCGCACCGATGATAGTTGTTGGGGAGTCGCTAGGCGCTTGATAACGCTGAGCGGCAATACCAGCAAAGCCAGAGATCACAGTCTTAACGTGTGGACCTACTAACACGAATCGTGGCGATCCGCCGTTTGTAAACACGCCTTGCAATACGGCTTTAAGCATTGGCTCGGTCATTGCGCGCTGCGTGCCATCGGTAGCGCCAGCGTTTACCACGCCGCCAGATACTGTAGGCGCTGCGCCGTTAGTACCATTTGAGCGGTTGGTGCGAATGAATGCAGCTAATGGCGCAGTCTTGCGCGCAGTGGTTGAGTTACCGCCAACTGCCGCGTGGTTCAAACCACAAAGGTTATGTTCCATATCGTTAGCAAGGCGCTTACCTGCCATACTGATCTGGTACGCAACTTCTGCACGGCGACCAGCAAGATCTAACGCAGACATTGTGTCGGACACGATAAAGTCTTTGCGAGAAATCTGTGTGTAGTTACCCAAGCGAGATGTTGGAGTAACTGCGGTAAACGATGCTAAATCGTCACCTTCTAAATGATGGTTAGCGCCTGCGGCACCAAGATCATCGGTCTGCCATTCAAAGAATGTGTTAGAGACGGATCGCTTCTTTGTCATGTTGGACATAAAAGGGCGAGTCTCTGGAGAGATCATGGTGATAATGTTAGATAGATCCTCACGAACGCCCTTAGCGTCATAGCGAAGAAAAGTATTTGCGATAATTGTCATGGTAATTCCTAAAGCATAGATTCAATAATTGAGGCTGCGTTTTCTGCGCTGCCATTTTGTTTGAGACGTTGAAATGCGGCCTTAGTTTTGCGCTGACTAGGTTTTACCTGCTGTTGACGTGATCCAGATCGTACAGTTTTACCACCCTGCCCAGCTTTCTGAGCTTTGCGAACGCGCTTCTGACCTTGGTCATAAAGCATTGCTTTTCGCAGGACTTTAATGTGGTTAGCCCTGACCAGTGCGCCTAGCTCTTCTTCAGCTACGCCCTGGTTGATGAGGTATTCTCTAAGCTGCTCTCGCTGCTTATTGGCCACCTTCTCGTCCTTCCACTCTGGGATTAGGTCGGGAAGTTGTGCCGCCTCATTCTGGATTAGCCCCCGCATTTGCTGCTGTTGCTCTTGTGCGTTAGCGTCATTCACACGCTGCTGCTCAATGGCAATGGCCTGCATTTTTTGCTGGCGCTGCTCAGTCCTCAATCTGTACTGTCGTTCTTGCCTTGCACCTTCAATCGGATCTTCATCGTATAAACGATCAAAGTCCGGGGCAGGCTCGTCAATAGCCGTCAGCTGCTGTTGCAATGCGCCTAAAAGTTGGCTGTATTGCTGCCGCTCAAGGAGAACCGCGTCTCGATCCTGACTGAATTGCTTACGCTCTTCTGCCAAAGCTTGGCTCTTCTTGGTGTAGTCTGCTGTGCGTGAATACCCATTTTTAAGCTCGTCCAGGTCAACAGAGATTTCTTCGCCGGCAACTTTGACCGTGAAGTTCTCTGGCTGACTGTCCTCATCTTCGTCTGAGTCGTAGTCTTCATCGTCCAACAGTTCGGCATCATCGTCACCTGAGTCGAGATCCTCATCGGATTCCTCATACTCAGCCTCTTCTGAAACCTCGCCCTCATCTAAGGACTCATTTTCAACAACCTCATCTGAATCTTCGGTTTGGCCTTCTGGCTCCATCAAACTCAAAATCGCTGCTTGGGCATCGCCCAATTCAATAGACCCCACATGTTGGGATTCATTGCTTTCTATTTTATCACTCATGGTAAATTCCGCTTATTGAAAGCGACTTGATCCGCGACTGCGCGTATTTGCACAATGAGGTCTTCAAGCGCCTCTTGTTTTTGATGTAAGCGCTCCCGCTGTGCGGGGTCACGTTCCTTGCACCAAGCCTCAAAATAATCGAGGCGTAGCATTTCTATGAGCACGCCGAAGTCTTCGTCTTCAGCGAATCTCTGTATGTTTGACTGTTGCTCAGGCCGTAGGGGCATTAGATGCCTGCTGTTGTTGGGCTAACTGTCTAACCAGTTCTCTGTCTCTTTCTGAATTGGCCTTGATCTCTGCCGTGTTGACCTGGGCACCGTACCGGGCGGCTATCTCTGCAGCTTTGAGTGCCAAGTTTGCTTCGCTCTCGTCCCGGCGGCGGTCATCCTCACGGATCATTTTTTCGCGCTCTAGCTCAAGCTCAGCCTGTTTCTTTTGAATGTTGGCGTTGATCTCAGCCATCTGGACCTGAATCAACTGCTCATTAATATCTGGCTTAGGCGGCTCTGGTGGGGTCTGCGGCTGCTGAGCCGGGTCTTTGAAAAAGCGCTGTGGGTCTTTGAAGCCAGCAACTTCTAACAGCTGCACCATAGTGGAGTAGTAGTTGTTCATATCGACCAGCGGGTTATCTGGCCCCATTGTCTGCATAATTTGTTCTTGCTTGGCCGCTACCTGCTGAAGCATAGACATGCGCTCCATGTCGCCGCCTTTGCCCAAGGCTACATTGGCCACAACGTCCATGTTGGCGTTCCATCGGTCTGGCGACATTGGCACAAAGCCATTGCGCAAGCGGATCATGCGCGGCTTATCGACGTGCTTGATGATCAGCTGCAGTAGTCCTTTGTATAGCCTAGTCATGCCGCCTTCAGCGAACAGGCGGGCTATCATCTCTGTGCGCTGCTGGGCTGCGCCTATGGTTTGCTGGACTGCCATTAGCGTTGAGCTTTGTAGCGCGCTAGGGTCTAGGCCGTCTGCCGCTTTTGATATGCCGGTCCTGTTCTCACGGATTTCGTCCATGTAACCAAGCATGGGAAATGCTTCTTTGCCAACGAATGGCAGGGTGAAAGGCACGACCGCGCCAGGTTGACGCATTCTGATCACGCCACCAGCTTCATTGTTCATCACGTCCTCTAGCGAGGCTTGGCCTTCAACCACGCCCACCCTGGGGTGGGTAGACATAGCTAAACTGTCTAAAGATGCCCGCAACACTGCGGTCTTGATGCGCTGAATGTCCATTGTTAGGTCTGCGATGCTCAGACCAAAAAAGCTGTGCGGCTCCGGGTCTGGGCAGAAAAAGGCAAACGGGATCATGTCTACGGGGTCGTTGCGCAGCACTTCGTAAGTAGGGCCAGCGCAGCAAATCTTTCTAAGCTCAGCTACGCCATCGCCGTCCATGTCTATATGGGCATAGGCTTCTACATACAGCACCCGCTGAATGAGGTTGTTGTCCTCAAATGAGCTTTGCTGGAAACGCTCACGCGCCTCGACGTTAAATAACTCAAAATCAGTCTCGTTAACTGTGGCGTACTGCTCAACGTCATCTAGGTCATAGCCCATCAGGACCATGTCAGACAGCGTCACATAAGATCTGTGCGCAACCAGTTCAGCGTCATCAAGATTACGCGCTGTGCGGTTGATCACAATTTCTTCGGGGGGCACTGCCTCAACCTTGATTTTGCCGACCTTGGATCTGTGCGTTACTCGGACTGAGTGCGATGACTCTTGTTGCTCGCTGCTCATCATCGAGGTCAGCATATCAATCTCAATCTCAGGGTCAGAATTGAGGGCGTTGAGCGCCTGATCGTCTAAATTCTGAAGCTCATAGCTCTGAGTCGTTTCGCTTTCGTCGTAATAATATTTTAGGAAACCACTGCCCTTGACCAGCGCGTCCTTCATAGCCGCATAGATGATTTCTACAAAGCTCTGGTCTTGATCTTGGTTGAGCACATAGTTTACAAAGTCAGTGGCTTGCTTCGCGCCCTCAACGTCTTCCGGGCCTCGCGGGGCAAACTCAACCATGTGGTCAGAGCCGCAAAAGATGCGCATAAGGCTTGGCAGCATGGCCTGCACTGTGTCGCGCACGTCCATCGTTTGCGCCGTGCTGCGGCCTTCTTCGCCAGTGGCCAGTGCCTCGCCGTTGTAATATTCAGCGGCGGTGGCACGCAGCGGGCTGATAGTGTTATCAATGAAATCAACCGCGTCTTCTATGGCCTGCGTAATCGCGGCCTGCAGTTCTTCATCGCCCATGCTTGGGTCTTCTTCAATGAATTCTTCGTCGTATAGTTCGGCCATTAGAAAGTATCCAGTAAGGATTGAACGCCCAGCTGAACGCGGCGTGGTAGGCGCTTGTACTGCTCAGCTGCTGTGTCATAGATAGGGATGAGTGGTTCTGCTATGGCTTTACCTGCAGCCATTGGGCCTTGGAGTGCGCCGCCTAACAGGCCTAGTGCTGCCTCGCTGGTCTGCTGGCCAATCTCTGTGCGAGGTTGGTAATTAAGCGAGGTTTGAGATTGCGCTCTATTTGCGTCAATTTGATTTGTTGGGATAAATCTACGCAACCCGGATGGGCCAGCGCCTAACTGCTGCAGGGTTTGCGCTGCAGTCGCGTATGGCTCTGCAAAAGCGCTTGCTGTGTTTGTTAAAAAATCGGCACCGCCAAGTACGCCTTCGTTAAAGCGCTCAGTAGCTGTTGGAGGTTGAATATTGGGGAATGGGCCTAGAGCGTTTGCATTAGCTCCTAGGCCAAGTAGACCGGCAGCTGTTACGCCTTTTGCTGTTCCTGAGCTTCCGCCGCCTTGAGGGCCTGGAGGCTCTTCTCGCAGTCCCTGATAATACGGTTTAGCCTCCCCACTAAACTCCCGGAAGCGGGTGGTAGCAGGCTTGAATCCGTAGAACTCTTGATGGAGCACGTCAGCATCTCGACTAGGGTTCGAGAGTTGTGCAACATAGTCTTTAGCCTGTCCTCCTGACTTGACGTTAACGTCGAAGAACGCAGGCTGAGCTGCTTGGATCTGTGGGTACTTAGATTTAAGATTTCTGCCGATGACATCGTATTGCCCCAGTGTTTGAGTCGCATGGTTGCGGTATTCATCCGTCCCCATTTTAGCAAACTTTTCGTTGTCATAGAACTGCGGAATGTCTAAAAATCTCAGCCCAACAACCCGGCTTGCGTCACGCGGATCAACAATCATCGTGTAGGCTGCAACGCCTTGGTCGTTCAAATCTTTTTGAATGCTGCCAATTAGCGGGTCACCAGAAGCAACACCATCTTTAAAATAAATCTCACTCCCAGCGTTAAACATCTCAGGCGTATTAGCGCCTACCTGCGCATCTATACGCCTTGCTACAAAGAATGAATCTTGTTTATCAGCCACGGCTTGTCGAGCAGCCTCATCTAATATGCCAGTAGGCAAGCTGTCTTGAGAGCTGACAACGTCGATGTCTAAAGCGGTCTCTGGCGTGTCAAAATAAGCGCCTATGGTTGGCATACCTTTGACTGCTCTAATGTCAGGATCTTGCCTGCCATAGGACACAATCTGTTGCGCTGTCGCTTCAGACTGCGCTGGTGTTGGCACAAAATCGTTGCCTTGAAATTCTTGATTTTGCTCTCTGCTAATCCCTAGAAACATAGATTCGGTTGGATCAGCGTCCATCTGTGTTTCAAAAGATCCGCCTTCACCAGTGGTGCTGGTCCAACCCTTTTGAGTCCAGTGATCTTTTTCTGCAAACCACTGCAGCGCCTGCAGGTCTCTAGGTTCTAACGACAAACCTAGCTCGTCGTTGATCCTAATTGTAGCGTCAGCCAGCACGTCTTGGCCAAATCCAAACTCTAAGCTGTTGCGAAAGTTTTCCGCATCCACAATGTTGCCGGTGACTGAGCCTTCTGCTGAGCTAGGGATCGGCTTTCTGCCAGAGTGTCGGCGGAGATTTCTAGCCGCCCAAACATCAATCGTGGCTTGCTGGCTCCTACCCGAAAGGTTGCCAGAGAAGTTTCTAGCTTTGGGAGCACCGTCTTTCCTCAATACTCGCCAACGGTCAGCCAGGGCTATCATGGAATTGTAGCTATTGATGCCATAGTTTTTGGCTTTGCCAGTTTTAGGATCAAATGAAGACTGTTTTATTGTGTTTTCTTCAGCCTGCAACCTGCGCGAAATTTGTGCAGCCTCATCCTCCATTGCCTTGTATGCAGGATCTTGTCTTGCTGCTTTTTTCGTTCTCCCTGATGCATATTGAGCATCAACGTAAGCAGCTGCTTGATCTTGCAATGCGTAGCGGCGGTCTAGTTGATCAGCAAAGCCATTCATCAACTCATCAAAATCGCCACGGGTAGATCGATTAAGAATGTCTTGGCTGAACTTGAAATTAGTGCCAACAGGCGTGTTGGGGCTAGTTGCTCCCAAGATATCGCCCATCATTTGAGAAAATGTGCCGTACTCAGTTCTAAGTCTCTGTTCGACGTTTTGATACCAGCCAGCGTTATCCATTACACGCTGTGCACTGGGGTCTCCAGATTGAGCTTTTTTTGCAATGTCTGAAATTTCAGCAACAACATTGTTTACAATTTGATTGTACTGCGGCGACCCCTGGGCAATTGGTTTGCCTGTTTTTGCGTCCTTGTTATAACTGTAGGTGATCCCTTTAGTTTTAAGCTTTAACTGGCCTTTATCGCCAACCGTCATGCCAGTGATCTCAGGCACAGACCAATCCGATGCGGGGTGGCGCTTTTTCCACTCACGGGCCACGTTAAAAGCGGCCACTTCGGTAACGCCTTTTTTGCCCTTTATAGAAGCGCGGATGGCTTTCTTTTCTGCTGCCGACAGTGTGACGCGAGTAGCCAGGTTTCTTTTTCCGCGATTACTGCCGCGCTCTTGAGACAGATCGCGCGTATTTACGTCAGCAGATTTTCGAACGAGGCTCGCTGCGGTATTGAAAAAACCTGCCTCTGCCTCTTCGGGAGAAGCCAGTAGGCCAGCGCCTACAGCTGCGGGCGCAGCGGCTTTTCCAAAGCTAAGTAATCCAGCCAACTACTTGGCCTTCTTTTTACTTGGCTTTTTTTCTGCGGGCGCTTTGCGGGACATCAGCTTCTCGATGTCAGCGGCTGCGTCAGCAACGCCGCCCGGGCCTCTGCGATAGGTTTTATTAGACATCCAGCGAACCCCACATATGGTGATTAGTTGGAGATCATTTTACCACTCAGACAATATTCAGCCCTCGCCTGAGCGGCTTTTGCCAGTTGGTGGCTTGGCTTTTGCCGCCAGACATAGAGATAGCGTCAGAGGCAAATGTCAGGCAGAGCGCGTCTGCCAAGTCGGGAGATCGAAGGCCGCGCTTGCGCATACCGTCTTTAGATTCAAGCTGCATCTTGCCGCTCGATGTAAATTTGTACTTGGCGCTAACCAATTCGGCCAGCAGGTCATCGTCTTTAGGCAGAGCGCAGTCGCGGGCCTCTAGCCAAGCTTTAACCTTAAACCACAACTCGGCTCTCAAGTTGATATACGTCTGCTTAGATGACGGGCTTTCGCTTGAGTTAATCCCAACGGCAGGGAGGCCAAGCTCTCTAAGGCGGTCACACACGCCACCACCAAGGCCAATGCTGTCCACGTTGATCTGCACTGGCTGGTTGCGCGGCTGCAGGCTTTCATACTCCGCCACCACTGCCCCGGTCAGTTGCATTAGGTCCAAGCCCTGCCAAGTCTGAATGGCCACCAACTCGCGGCCCCGGCGCTTAGCCAGGGCGGATCTGTCGCTACCAAACCTGCTCACGTCCAGCCCCCAGATCATAGGCTCTTCGTCGGTGATGATTACGTCCCTGCGCTGCGCACTTTCGACCAACTCTAGCGGGATGGCGGTATCGTCATCTCTTTGGGGGAATTCCCCTAGCACTCTCACCCGGTAGGCGTTGCTCTCTTCGCCAAATCGCTTGGCCATCTCGCTCACATAGTCATCACTCACTCGCGGCGAGTCTACGCAGCTGACTCTCTTGGTCCACCAGTCATTGGCCATGCGGTGATGGGTATCGAAGAAAAAGCCAGAGGATCTGGTCGGGTTGCCTAGCAGAATCGTGCTTGCGTGCTCACCTGACATCGAGCCAGCTGCGGCCTCAAACACCGCCTCTGGGATGCCAGATGCCTCGTCACATATAAGCAGCACGTTGTCGGCGTGAACGCCCTGGAGCGCTTCTGGGGTTTCTGCGCGGCTTGTTCTGCAGCTTATGAAAGCCTCGCTGGGCGCGGCCTTTAGGCTCACTCTGTCGCTCTTCACTTCCAATAGCTCTTTGATGGCAACCGGGCACTCATTGATCCAGCGCTTTAGCTCTGCGAACAGGGCATCAAATAACTGGGCACTTGTTGGGGCGGTGACAACGATCTTGACCGGGTAGCGAGTAATTAGGTAGTGAAGCATCACCCAACTGGCCGCAGTGGATTTGCCGGTGCCGTGGCCAGAGCGGATGCTGATCTTTCTCTCGCCACTGGCGACTGCGTTTAAGAATTCCTTTTGCCAAAGATCAGGCGACTGATTGAGTACTTGCTCAACAAATGCCACCGGATCATTTCGGTATCTTTTTACAAATGCTACATATGGGTTTTCTGCCATGCCATATTTTACAGCGTTTGTATGCGGGGAAACTGTGAGAGGGTTTTACCGCAAACTTTTCTACGGGCAGAAAAAAGCCCACCGAAGTGGGCTAGAGATATACCGCATCACTTAGTTAGTAGTATCCGCCCACATCGACGTAGTAATCTGCCGGAGTGACAGGCCCGGTATAGGGCGGCACAGTCGTACCCGGCGCAAAAGTTTCAGAGCCACAGGAGGTGCAACCTCCAGAAGAGCCGCCACCATTCGTCACATAAAACCCTCGCAGATATCCAGTTGAGATCCCTTGTATGCCAGCAAAAAGCCCTCTCTGCACATGCCCGGCCTCATTGCCAATGCCAATATCGAGATTGCTTAGATCAATGAAGGAAGAACCATCAGATGCATGGATAACGTAATCCGTGCCTGGCATATAAACCACACGCACCGTTTTGACCTGATAATCAGGGAGAACAAGTGTTAGGCTGTCTATCGTACCGCTGCCTAAATAAAGAGCCTTTTGCACAATTCTACTAAGGCTTGGCCTATATCGTACAGTTACAGTATGACCTTGAGGGTTGGTAATTCTAACATCGAAAGCACCAACATTATCGGTTCTAGGTGCGGTAGCGTCTAAACCTACTGGATTGCTACCCCAAGCTAAGTTGTGAGCATAGTTAGCATACGTCTGCCTACCAGCATCTGAATAAGGGTTTCCGCAGCCAGAGCAATAAAACGGCTGAGTCGCAAAGGCTTGAGCAGAAGCTAGCGCTAGAAGCAAAACTGATAAAAGCTTAAACATCAAATCGCTCCTTCAGGCTTGAACTACCCGTTACAGCTATTTGCGTTTGAGCAATTGAGGCTTTCAATTCCGCAACAAGTTTCTGAACACGAGCCTTGTCTAGCACGAATTCATCAGGCACCTTCAGTGCTGAAACTGTATTTGGATCAGCGCCCATTGCGAGAGCGACATCAATAAGAGCAATGTGCATCGCAACATCCTCTTGATTAATTTCTCGTATGGGATCGTATAAACGGAAAGTACGGTGAGCAGCAAAAGTAAGGGGGCCATACTTTTCAGAGGTGGCGGCTGCGTGCAAAAGTAGCTTTAAAGCAGCCTCTGGCTCCTCTGCGCTTATTCGTTCCGCTAAAATCTGCGCTGCTAACGGCTCGCCGTAGGAAAGAGTATCTAACGCTTCATTATCTAATGTGTAATAAGGGTGACGTGGAAGCTTGTACTCATCCCTGCAAACTTCTTTAGCTATCAGCTCTCCTTCCTCGGTAACAACATCCGTCGTTTCACATACAGTGGTTGAGGGGTTGTAGAAAGTTACATTCACGGCCTCGTAACTTCGTATATCTTCTTGTTCTAACGCTAAGGATTCCTCTGCAATCGCTGCGCTATATTCAGCAATCCATCGTCGCTTCGCTTTTTGCGCTTGAGCAGCACTTGTTGGCAGCGATCCTAAAACAGATTTGTCGCTCGCGATTTCAGGTACCTGGCTGGGTGCCTGTTGTGCCAGTCCTACTTGCTCTGGCTTTCCTTCGTATTGATACGCCACCATTGCAGCCGCAGTAACAACTACAGTTAAGGCGTACTTTATGTACTGATTCATATGTATTTCCTCTCGGGTTTTATATGTAGCCAGCAGAGCTGTACAACAATTGGCGTTACTGGCCAGTCAAGTTCTACGCTCGAAATAGCTTATGTATATTAGTTTCTGATAGGCGGCACAAAACCTCTGATGGGTAAAACAATGACCTGACAGTTAGTTACTAAAGCGTCCCACCCCTGCTCATTGACTAAGTTTTCTTCGGCTTCGGTCAAATCAAATTGGTAAACTTTAATTGTCATGGTCTTTTTCCTTTTCATTATTTTCTCGACAGGAAGAATTAGCCCTTAAATTGTTTTTCTTGTCGCCTAAAAGGGTGCAAATAGGTCAATTATTTATGAGAAAATTAAGGGCCAAAAACCCACATATGGATCAACTATGTACAAGTCAAATAGCTCTGGCTTCAAAGCCCAGCACAAGAATCGACCAGCAACCAAGCAAGAGCGCTCAGCCAGAATGGTTGCAGGGAATAGAGCGCCAGTGGTCAAGCCACCCTACCCACCTCGCTAGTCGTGGCTTCTGCAAAGCCAGCCAAAGGCAAGGCCCGCGTTAAGGTGACGGCCAGCGGTAAGCGCGTGTCCTATGGCCAGGCCGGTAAAGCCAAAGGCGGGGGCGCGCGAGTGAAGCCGAACACGGCAAAAGGCGATGCCTATTGCGCCAGGTCAGCCGGGCAAATGAAGAAGCACCCTAAAGCTGCGGCGAATCCAAACTCGCCGCTGCGGCTCAGTCGCAAGCGCTGGAAGTGTTCAGGAACTAAATCTAGGAGTAAATAATGGCCAAAGGGCTTTATTCAAATATTGCCGCCAAAAGGCGAAGGATCGCCAAGCAGAAAGCTGCGGGGAAAACGCCAGAGCGGATGCGGAAGCCGGGAAGCAAGGGAGCGCCGACTAACAAGGCGTTTAAGCAGGC